GTGGAAGCATGAAGTTGCCATTTTACCATTATAAGAACTATTTAGATGCGCCTACATCAGAATGGGGAGAATTAGGAGAGATTACAGTTCGATCCATTAATCCTTTAAAACATGCCAATGGTGCTACTGATCAAGTGACTGTAACAGTGTTTGCTTGGTTAGAAGATGTATCTATGGCTGTATTGACAGGAGTTAATGCGAATACAATTACTCCTCAGTCTGGTAAAGAAGTTGAAATGGCTAATTCACAGGGCTTTATTTCTGGACCCGCTACGGCGGTTAAGAAAGCAGCTACGGTATTATCAAACGTACCAATGATAGGTCCATTTGCAACGGCAACAGCTGAAGGAGCTGGTATGGTTGCTGATATTGCTAAAGCTTTGGGATATTGTAGGCCACCGGTTACGAAGGATCCAGATCCTTATAAGCCAGTGCCTATTTCAAGTTTAGCATTAACAACAGTACCAGATCAGACACAAAAGTTAACAATCGATGATAAGCAAGAATTGTCCATCGATCCAAGGATTTCAGGTTTAGGTGGTGCAGACCCTCTTAATATAAGCGAGATAGCTAAGAGAGAGTCTTATTTAACCACTTTTAACTGGACCATTGGAACAACACCGGAGACAATGTTGTGGAATTGTCGTATTGATCCTTGTGTGTGGGCTGAGGATTCATTGGCACCTACAGGTTATCATTTTCCAGCTTGTGCTATGGCGGCTATGCCGTTTAAGTATTGGACTGGAACAATGAAAATTAGGTTTCAGATTGTTTCGTCAGCGTTTCACAAAGGAAGGATCAAAGTTGTTTATGATCCAAACTTTTTAGTTGCTGGTGATGAATACAATGTTCATTATTTGGAAGTTATTGATGTTGCAGATAAGAAAGATTTTACTATTGAAATAGGTAATGGTCAACCAACTACATTATTAACACATACAGATCCTGGATTGAGTTCTGTAACGACTATGTATGGATCTACTACATTGGTTTCCAAGGGACCAGGTAATGGTTTAATTGGAGTTTATGTAGTTAATGAGTTGACTACACCTAATTCGACAGTGAATAATGATGTTGAAGTTAATGTTTACGTAAGTATGGGAGATGATTTTGAGGTATTTGTACCTACTGATAATTTCCAAAACTTCGTATTCAAACCACAGAGTGGTGTGGAGCATACTCCTGATTGTGAAAACACACAGGAACCATCTGCACCTCAACAATCTACATCATCTGAAATTGGACCAGGATATACAAACCATGCATTAGTTAATAAAGTTTATACGGGTGAAGCTATTTCTAGTTTTAGAGCTTTGCTTAAACGTTACAATTTACATCAGAATTTAATATTTTCTAATGGATTTGGTAATGCAGTTCATTTTGGCAGAAGAAATATGTTTCCTTATTTAAGAGGAAATGTAGCTGGTGCTGTCAATCAAACTAAATTTCCAACAAGTGCACCTGAGCCTTATAATTATTGTAACACAGTATTATTGCATTGGGTAACGTATGCTTTTTCTGGTTGGAGAGGATCAATCAGGTGGAAACTTCTTATGCGTGGATATAGAGAAGAAAATAGAGGACCAGTAACGTATATACAACGCGTGCCAGTTGGTGACTCTGGTTACCAAAAGCAATTTACAGCAGGCGCCGCTTTCACAAGCGACGCTTCTTCTGCTCTTAATGTTGTTACACGTAGTGGTGCTTACCCAGCATCAGACCGCCCATTGTCTGGTGTGAAAGGTAGTTTGTATCAAACCGGCTTTATTAATCCAAATGTAGAGTTTGAAGTACCGTATTATTCGCTATACAGGTTTTCCCCAGGTAAAGCTGAGGACTTAACAACCACGTTGGATTACAATGAAGGTTTTGATTATAGAATCTTCGGTGCACTAGGCGATGACACATGTTTTGATGCTCATTGCGCAGCCGGAGAAGATTTTCAAACATACTTCTTTACGGGGCTACCTCCTATGTATTTTGAGAGCGCTCCACCTATTGCTTAATAGGAAATAAAATAAAATTACACTCTGTGGCCGAGTGTGGCGTCTAGCGGCGCATGATCATTTGCCGAATCATACTTTTGATGACCTTGAAAGTTTACAAGCTATTTGCTGGATTCGGTAAATAGTGGAATTTTGTGTGTAGCAATGCACACGTCTTTCAAGGGAGTCACAAGTTTGAGTAGCAGTGATTGTTTGGACTACTGCGAGGTAGTCTAGCTACGCATTAGGGATTTTGGACCTTGTTGCGTAGTTGGGTCAACACTCC